ATCAGGCAACCTAGGAGACCCTATATATCACGCCAGAGCATTAGATGTATTTAGACTTGTATCTAAAAATAGTATTCATATGCACTTACATACAAACGGCACAGGCAAGAAAAATTCTTTTTGGGAGGAATATTATAGTTTTATAAAACCTGAATTAGATGTTACAATATTTGGCATTGATGGATTACAAGATACAAGTAAAATTTATAGAGTAAATCAAAATTGGAATAGTTCTTTTAAAGCCATGCAGATAGGTGCAAAATTAGGACATAAAATAGTATGGCAATGGATAGCATTTAGACAAAACGAGCATCAAATAGAAGAAGGTAAAAAGATAGCAGAGGATAATGGCATACATTTTATGTTAGTTAAATCTACAAGGTGGGATAAGAATGACCCAATGAAACCATTAAATAAGGACTTAGTAGCTAATGGAACCTTTTGAAGTATATAGAATCTATTTAGCATTGCGGTTACACTTCACAAAACCGGATTATGATATAACAAAAACTCGAGGGGCAGTTAAGGCAAGTAAAAACGCTTTCTTAAAAAGAAAAGACATTATAGTAATGCGTAGATTAGCAAGAGACTATACAAAGAAGGAAGTAATAAATTTCCTAGTTGCTAATTTTGTTGCAGGGGATAAGTGGGGAGGAATGTTTGATGCAAATGCAGAACAAACATATAAGGATTGGAAAGTTAAAAAGCAGAAACTTGATTACTTAATAGAACAGGATTTTTGTAAGATAGAATTGGAAATGGAAAAAGAAGGAATTGATAATCCGTTAGAAGCAAAAGAAGGACAGCATCCACTAGTTTATAGATTATATTTTGGTCATCTAATTAACTTAGAAACACTCGTAATACTTGACAAACTCTATAATTATGTTAAAATACAAACTGATGATATATTCCTACAGGACGTTAATTTACTTATTAAAAAGTATAGACCCTTTGTCCAAAATGGTCAAAAATTTTCTGAAAGAACATCGCAATTTGTATAAATACTATTGTCCGCTTATACAGGACAAAATAATATTAATACAACGCAATACAACGCTATACAAGGAGAAAAAATATGTCGTTTAATTCAATTAGTGACCTGAGAAAGGCACGTTCAAACTTCGATAACTTGATGAAAGAAGTCGAGAAAATCGAAACCCCAAAAACCCAAAACCGAGCAGACGAAAGAGAGTGGAAGCCAACTGTGGACCAAGCAGGAAATGGTTATGCTGTTATTCGTTTTTTGCCTGCACCTAAAGGAGAAGAACTTCCTTGGGCAAGGATTTGGAATCATGGTTTTCAAGGACCTACTGGAAAGTGGTATATTGAAAACTCGCTTACAACATTAAATCAAACAGACCCTGTTTCAGAACTAAACAGCGAACTGTGGAATAGTGGTGTTGAAGCAAACAAAGATATTGCTAGAAAACAAAAACGTAGACTAGCTTATTATACTAACATCATGGTTGTTAAAGACCCAGGTAACCCTGCTAATGAAGGACAAGTTTTCCTTTACAAGTTTGGTAAGAAAATCTTTGACAAAATTAAAGATGTTATGCAACCAGAGTTTGAAGATGAGAATCCTTTAAATCCATTTGATTTTTGGGAAGGTAGTAATTTCAAATTGAAAATAAGACAGGTTGAAGGTTATAGAAACTATGACAAATCTGAATTTGAATCTACAACAAGTGCAGTTGCAGAATCAGATGATGACATAGAGGCTATTTGGGCAAAACAATATTCATTAATGGAAATTGTAGACCCTAAAAACTTTAAATCTTACGACGAACTAAAAGCTAAACTAAATATGGTATTAGCTGGCGGTGCTAAAGTAACAACTGCTGAAAAAATTGCAGAACAAACAGGAGATGTCGAAGATGGCACTTTTGTTAAGAATGCAACATCAGCTGTAAGTGTTTCATCTAATGTGGATACTTCTGATGATGAGGATGATACATTAAGTTACTTTGCCAAACTAGCAGAAGATGACTAAAGTCTAAACTAGTTTTGGGGCGATATATTAAGTTATGTCGCCCTTTTTTTATAAATATAAATTGGAGTTCGTGTTAAACGAGCAAAATTAATCAAAAAAGGTATACAAAAATGATTAAAACAATAACAATGTTATTTGCTTTAGCTTTTATTGCTACTGGTTGTGCTACAGTTGGTGCCGTTATTGACGGTGGTAAAGACTTAGCTACTTCAACTGTTGATACAGTTGTTACAACCGCTGGTAATGTTTCCGCTTCTGCACTTAGAGATGTTTCTAATGTTACTAAAACAGTAGCAGATGCAGCTGAAGGTGTAGTTGATACAGTAGTTACAGAAGTCGATAAACAGACTGATGAATTACAAACTGGAAAACCAGAGTAAATAACACCAGAATAATATTAAGGGTCGTTTATACGGCCCTTTTTTTTGGCTTGTAACTCGTATAAATAGTCGTATGGCAAATCCTTTTGAACAAATAAGAGCAAATTCTAACGACCAAACTAAATCTATGGATTGGTATATGAAACAAGTTAGAAAAATTAGAGGTGACTTTCAATCACAGGGACAAGTCTATAATTCTGATATAGGTAAAACAACAAATAAATTAGAAATAGGACATATGTATATGTTTTTATATGACCCAATATACAAGGAAACTCTACCATATTACGATACGTTTCCTTTATGTTTGCCTTTTGAGGAAACTAATAATGGGTTTTATGGGCTTAACTTACACTACCTACCTTATTTAATGAGAGCAAAATTATTAGGTAGTTTATTAGAGACAGCAGATTCACCCACAATAGGGCCTAAAACAAAGATGCAATATAACTGGTCATTACTTAGCCAGGCATCTAAAAGTCCAATGGTAAAACCGTGTGTTAAGCGTTATGTAAAACAGCGTATAGGTTCCAAACTTTTAAAAGTAAATCCAGAAGATTGGAAGGCAGCTATATTTTTACCGGTAGAGCAATTTAATAAAGCAACAAAGAATAAAGTTTACAGCGACTCTAGGAGAATGGCGTAATGTCAAAACGAACACAATTTACACTTAATAATTTTATTTCAAAAATACGTAGGCAGGACTTATCACGTGCAAGTAGATTTGAATGTATTTTAACAGCCCCAGCAGGCATAAGTATCTCAGGCAGTAGAACAATATCCTTACTATGTGAGGAAGCCTTAATACCTGGGTTACAAACAACCTATGCACCTGTTAGATTTGGTAACTGGCTAGAACCTAGAGTATCAGGTGTTGAATACTTTATTGATAACGCCACTTTAACATTTTATTTAGATAACGAACAGGACGTAAGAACATACTTAGAGGATTGGATGTTCAAAACACAAGCTGACCCAATATCAAAAGAAGTAGGTTTTTATAATGATTATGTAGGGGAAATTATTATACACGCTTTAGATAGAACAGATAGAATTACAGGTAGTTGGAAACTTGTAGAAGCCTTTCCACGTATTATTAACTTAACGCCTTTAGCTATGGCTAATGATACACCGAATAGAGTAAGTGTAATATTTTCATATAAATATTGGGAACGATATGATGGAAGACCAAAACCAACTCCACCTGAAAAACAAGAACAAACAACTACAACTGAAACACAAGAACAAACAACTACACCCGATTAATTATTGAGGAGATAAATTATGGCATTACCCCAGGTAGACTTACCTTTAAGTGAGATTAAAGTTCATTCATTAAATAAGAAATTTGATTTCAGACCTTTTAGAGTAAAGGAAGAAAAAATACTTGTTATGGCAAGTGAATCTAACGACATTGCAGACATGATGAAAGCAACGCAACAGATTGTTACTAATTGTTCAATGGGCAAAGTAGATGGCAGTAAGTTGCCAATGTTTGCTTTACAAAAATTGTTTTTAGATTTAAGAGCAATTTCAATTTCAAACAATGTAGATTTATCTTTACGTTGTGGAGAATGTAATGAGGAATATAAACATAATGTATTGTTAGATGAAATTGATATTACTTATGATGATGAACATAAGAATCCAATTAAGTTAAGTGATAGCTTAGCAATTGAAATGAAATATCCAGATGCTATACAATTACAGGAAATGTTGAATGGTGAAACAATGGACAAGGTATTTAATACAACTGTTGAATGTATTGAAAAAATCTATAATGGTGACGAAATTATAGAAGCAAAAACAATAGCACAAGAAGAAATGTTAGAGTGGCTTGAAAATTTAACAATGGAACAGTTTGATAAAATAAAAGATTTCTTTGCTACTATGCCTACATTAGAACACGTAATAGAATTTAAATGTGTTAAATGTGAAAAAGAAAATTACTTAGGAATGAATGGGTATTTAAATTTTTTCGTATAGCCCTTTCGCATGAGACATTAGAAAACTTTTTTAAAACTAACTTTTTGTTAATGCAAGAACATAAATATAGTATAACAGAAATAGAAAGTTGGATGCCGTGGGAAAGGGAAGTATACATAGCTTTATTATTAGATAACATACAAAAGAAAATAGAGAGGAAGAAAAAGAATAAATAATGGCTAAAGTCAAGGACAATAAAGATAAGCCTTCATACGGTTTCACAGGAGCCGTAAAAGAAAAGCTACTTGGGATAGACCCTGCAACAGTTGGGTTCTCTCAAATCATGTCTGAAACTTTTAATCCAGCAACTATGTTTGGCTCAGAATCTTTCTTAGCAAAAGCTTTTGCAACTGAAGGACAACGAGAAAGAAGAGCGGGTGTAGAAAAAGGTAAACCCATAGGCTTCACATCTGAGGTAATAGAAAAACAAACTCAAGAACAACAAAAAATAACCGAAGAACAAACCAAAGAAATTAAAGAAACTATTAAGGAAACAGTAACCAAAACTCAAACTAAGAAAGAGGACCCTAGAGAAAAATTAAAAGACCCTGAATTAGAAAACCAAACTGATAGAGTTATTGCTAAATTAGATGAAGTAAAGGCAGCAGTAGTTGCATTCTCTGGTGGCGGTGGTATGGGTGGTATGGGTATGCCACTTGCTCCTGGACTCCCGGGCAGTAAAGATAAAACGACTAAGCCAGGGGGCAAAACAGGAATTTTTAGAAACACCATTAGGAGTATAGGTGCTGGTTTAGGACTTAACAAGATAAAAAATAAATTTTTTCCTAGTGTTAAAGACACCCTACCTAAAGGAACAAAATTAAATTCGGCAGGAAGATTAATAGACGAAAAAACAGGCAAATTTGTTAAAGAGCCCGATAAGTTAAAAGA